TGTGTAGATTGTTGAGGTTTTGTAGGTCTGTGCTTCATCGCACTATACATCATGTCTGGAGTGATGTGTGCCTTATTATCTCCAACTCCTGCATAATATGATTCACCTTTACTAACTCTTCTTTTGCTGCCTTGAGTATCATAAGGAACGGGTATTGCTGCCCATACTCTCGACAACCTCAACATAGCTTCGTCAGGATTATCTTTAAGCATTTGTGGTGTTACATTTGCTTGACCCTTTTCAATTAGATATTTTGCAATCTTAATCTGATTCTCTGGAGTATACTTATCTTTAGTAGGATCTAATCCAACTGCTTCTGCTCTTTTGTTTAAGTATTTTGGAAGATTTTGATACATTCCAACTGCACCAGTTGCTTTATCTGCAACTTCAGCAATAGTCATATTTGTTGCACCAGGAAGTGAAGTATTAGGATACATTGACTCCCATCCAGCAGCACCTGCTTCATACTTCTCAAGCAATCCTAAAATTCCTGCATAAGGTCCAGTTCCAGAAACTGGTTGTGTTCTTTGCTGTTCACGCATCGCAGCATTATCTTGAATCTGTTGAGATCCAGCGGCAGCAGTTGCTTTATAATCTATACTACCAGTATCAGATTTTACTGCTGGTAGAAATGTAGCAAGGTCTTTATTTTGTTCAACAATTTGCTGTAGTGTTGCATCCTTCTCAGCATTTCCAGTTCCTAATACCTGAACACCTTTTGCTCCACCTTCTCTCAATCCACTGATTTGTTTTTGAACATCTTCGCCTGTCCCACCTTGAGATAATCCAGTTCCCAACTGAACAGATTTTCCACCAACATTCATATTGGGAATCTGATTTGCAACTTGTGCCGCATCCATTCCTTCAACCGCCATCCCCTTTGCGCCCGAAACCGGAGCAATGTTTGCTGCAGTTGAACCACCAACAGCAACTAGGTCTTGCGTTAAATCTGGTCCTTCAATTTGAGGCGTTAATCCAAGTGCTTCGGTTACACCCAAATCAGGAAGTTCTGGTAATTCAAACTTAATATCTCCAAAGAAATTAAGGAAACTACTACTAAAATTAGTCCAAAGTTCTCCTGCCTTTGTTCCAACATAATCTATCTTTTCTTTAAAAAAGTCTCCCATAGGAGTAATAACATTTGTCCCAATCCAATCAAAAGCACCAGATATTCTACCGCCAGTCCAATCATCAATAGTCTTATAGAACTCCTGAGATTTTTCGACAATCATAGGTCCAAGACCTTTGATTCCATCTATAAATTCAGTTAATCTACCACCAGTAAATTCATCAATTTTTGTGTAAAGATCTTCAAAGAATTGTTTGACTTCTCCAAATCTATCATTAAAGAAATCACTAACAAATGTTTTAAACTCCTCAAACTTTTCTTCTATAAAATTAGGAATATCTTCTGTAAAAAATTTATTAATTCTATCTGGTAATGTTTCAACAAATTCAATTATTTGTGGAATAAATTGAACTAATCCAGCAAGTGCTGAGAACAATCCAAATTTTGCTAAACCTTCTAGTATATTTCCACCAGGAAGACTAACAACTGAAGGTAAGTTCATTTTAACACCAGTTATCCTTGGTGCTCTTAATAATGCTTTCTTCTTTTCCTTTTTTTGCCTATCTCTTTCTTTGAATAATCTTTTTTCTTCCTCTATTTGTTCTTTTTCATATGCTTTAATAAATCCTTCTATTAATTGATTAGTTTCTAATAGATTATTATTTGCTTTTATTAATCCACTAACATCTACTATTTCCTTCTGAGTAGAAACTGTGGTGGACTCATTACGTATTTCATTGATTAAATTATCAAGTTCAACATGATCAACTATTTCTTCTGCTAATTCATCAGGATCAGTTTCCTTGACTACTTCTTTGATTAAAGTATCAGGTTCAACTTCATTGCGTATTTCATTGATTAAATTATCAAGTTCAACTTCATTAACTATTTCTTTGATTAAAGTATCAGGATCTGATTCTTTAATTAGTTCATTTACAACTTTTTCTGTAAAAATTTCTTCATCCCGACCAATGAATTGATCTGGACTTATAATCTGACTTATAGGAACAATTGCAGTGGATCCTATATTATTGGTTTTTAATGTAGAATCTGTAGAATCTGTAGAATCTGTAGAATCTGGACTAAAAACTTTTTTTGCAGTATCACCAGAAATTTTCCGATCATACCTATCAAAATTAACACGACTAATCCCACCTTCAGTTATTTTTTCTTTACTTTCTTGTGGAATTCTTTCCAGAACTTTTTCTAGAAAGTTCTGGAAATCAATCTTATTGTTTTTCTTTTTAAAACCTTCTTTTCTTTCTTCAGGTGTTAACTTTTCACCAGCAATCGTACCCTCAGTGGTTAATTCACTGACATATTTTTCGTAATTTTCTCCAAAAAAACTAGGTCCGATTTTAGTTGATGCCATGGTTTTGTTGATGCTTTAATCTTTCTTCCTCAAGGTGCTGTTGAAGCATGGAAATATAAATTTCCCTCTCCCAAGGCATCATATTCTCAAGCTCTGTCAAAGAATATTTATGATACTGCATCAAAGCAAAATTCACACGATAATAGTTAACTAGGTCATTATGACCTATCATTATGCGAAAAAACTTGCTAATCCCTCAATTGTTACATCACTGACAACTTCAGTTTTGGGATTTGTTACTTTGAATGTATGTGCTAACTTGGGGATTGTTTCAAAGAATTTTTCAATTTTTTTGAATTGCGTGCTGTTTAATGACTCAATAAAGTCAGTTAATTCTTTTTTAGTGCAATCAGATGGATCCCAAGCTTCATCTTCATTATACACAGAATCAATACAAGAGGCAATTAAGTTAAGTGATTTCTTAAAGTTTTCATCTGATTTACCATTCTCAACTTCAAAATTATTTTCAATAAATTGATCAAGAGAAGGATATTTCATTTTTAAAGAGTATCCATTACCAAGATCAATTACTGGGTTATGATCTTCATTTTCTACAACTCCTATCTCATCTAGATAAATCTTTTTCTTTACTACAGTAGTATTGTCATCAGGACAAGTAACTTGAATATCTACACTCTCTCCAATAGACTTTGCACGAACATTTAAGAATAGATATTCAATATCAAAAGTAGGTAGTTTATCAATTTTAACTCCCTTAGTTAGAATACAATTCTTGAGAACATCCTTAACTGCTTTTGTAATTTGATTTTGATTACCACTTTCAAGAGCTAAAACAAGAATTTTCTCTTCCTTAACTAAAAAGGGTCTATATTCGATAGCATCTCCAGTTGATGGTAACTGCAATTCATGTGTAGGAGTTGCAATATTAGGTAAAGGCATTTTAAAATTTCAATTACATGATGTGATCTTATTTATAGTAGAATGAAAAATCTAAGAACCCGAAATAACACTATCAACAAAACTTGTTATGAAATCTGGAGTTCTATTTTCTTTAATATCAAACGAGAAAAATCTATCATATTGAAATGTAACTGAGGATTTGATTAAAGTTGAACTATCATATGATAATGGTATTGATGCCATATTTTTTGGATAAGCACGTTTGAATTTATAAACAGTTTTTTTAGATTGATAAAACGCATCAGATGTGGAAGAATCGACGGCATCAGTGATATCAACAAAAGATCTTTCTCCCTTCCATGCACCTTCTTCTTTTTCAAATTTCACAATGTAAAAGTCAATAGTATAATCTTGTGGATATCGAAATCTATAGAAAGAAGTTATATCATCCTCATCACCATTTAATGGTGATATAAAATTCATCCAAGTATCAAACAATCTAATAACTGAATGATCACCGTCAACCATAAATGAAAAATCAACAGGAGGATATACTTTATAACTAGGATATTGTTCTACAATACCTTGGCGATTTCCTTTAACTTGAAAAGTATCATAAGTTGCACCTGGAAGAGTTGCATCAGTACACAATAATGATATTTTTTCTTCTAATCTATATCCGTTTTCATTATTATTATATAATTCTTTTTCATTAAATTCATTTGCAAGATCACTTCCCACATTACCTATCGGCAAAAATACCATGTAAAATGAAGAAAATGATGGTTTCCCAAAAAGAGTCAGGATATCAGGAATATTATAATTTAGAAATGGAATGAATTGACTCATTCTAAATATTTTTATTAAGACTGCTATAATATGTATGAGTTATTCTGGGAGATATCGTCCATCTAACTATTCTAAGTATAAAGGTGATCCTACAAATATAATTTATAGATCACTTTGGGAACTTAAATTTATGAGATATTGTGATATTAATGAAAATATCTTGGAGTGGGGTAGTGAAGAAATATGGATACCTTATGTTTCTCCAAAAGATAATAGAGTTCATAGATATTTTCCAGATTTTTATATCAAAGCAAGAACTAGAGATGGATCCATTCAAAAAAGTTTAATTGAAGTTAAACCACTAAAACAAACAAAAAAACCCAACATGAATCCAAAAAGAAGAACAAAAAGTTGGTTAAATGAAGTTGTGACTTATGGTGTAAATCAGGCTAAGTGGAAGGCAGCACAAGAATTTTGTGAAGATAGATTATGGGATTTTAAAATTCTTACCGAAAAGGAACTAGGAATATGAATGGGTTTCAAACTATATCTGGAGAGATATTTAAATCAATTCAAGAAGAAACTAGAGGAAAAAGAAAAAGTAGAGAGTGGTATAGGAGTAAATTAATCTCTTATTTGAGTGGATCAAGTTTAATAGATGAAAGTCCTGATGATGGAAGTGAAAGAGAATATAATCTTGAAGTTGGTGAAATGTATTTTTTCTCTTATAGTGCAAAATTTGCAGAAAAATATCCTTGGTATGATGTTTACCCTTTAACATACGTAGCAGATGTATTCAAAGAAGGATTCATTGGATATAATTTACATTACTTATCCCCTACAGTTCGACAAGGATATGCACAATCTTTAATAAATAGAGCAGGTGGGGTAAATATGCCCAATAAAACAATACATCGATATCTATTTTCTCAAATTGGTTCTTCTTTTGATAGAGTTCCGCCTACAGAATATGTGGGTGTATCAGTCCTTCCAGTAGAACAATTTATGACCGTCGATGGAGACGAAATTCTAAGTCGCAAAGTTTGGAGAAGTTAAATGAAAAACTTTAGTCAATTTATCTACGAAACTGGAACGGGATCCGGAACATATAGTGGCGCTGCTGCACAGCAATCCGGAGAAAGAAAGGCAGATGAACTGAGAAAGAAATTACAATCTTTAAGATTAAAAGTAAAATCTGGAGAAAGACCAAAAACAAAAACAAAAACAAAAACAGTTTATGTGACTCCAAAAGATAAGAAAAAACCTGAAAATAAATCAACTCCACAGAGAGCATTACCTCCTGCAAAACCTGAGAGTAAAAAACCAAAACAAGTATCCACTACAAAACCTGAGAGTAAAAAACCAAAAGCATTGCCTCCTGCAAAACCTGAGAGTAAAAAATCAGTACAGAAAAAGTCTGTAAGTGCTATTAAATCCTTAGCTAAATCATCTGCAAAAACTAAAGCAATTTCTAGTACACCTCAAAGGAAAGCATTACCTGCTGCGAAAAAATCTTCTTCTGCTATTGTTTCTAAAAAACCGAAGCAAAATAAACCAGTTGATCAAACAATTAAAAAGGTGAATGTTTCTGTAATTGATAAAGAAAAACTTTCTGGAACACCTGAAAGGAAAGCATTACCACCTAAAAAATAAAAAATGGCAATCAATGGTTTAAATGAGGTTACAACTGTTTTTAAAGGTGGAGTTAGAGCTATTTTAGATGGTTCTAATCAGAATTTAGTGTCACTCGAAGATCAGAATGGAAATCTCATTCCCGCAACAGATATTTCAAAATATACAGAATTAAGGAAAGAAGTTGCAAAATTTCAAAGTGACAATCCAATATTAGATGAATCAAATATTGATATTAAATTTAGTAGTCAAAATCTAAGAACACAATATACAAATGCTGCTAACGCTAGCAAAGCTAACGTTGAGACTAATAGCAATACAAATGCTACGGAAACTCTTTCATCCTCATTTTTTGCAACTCCTACATCAGAAGCATTTATTGGACCAACTCAAGATAGAGAATTTGGTAACTTACTCTATCCAATTGATGCAAATTACAGTGAAAATGGACAAGATTACTTATATCTAGAACAATTCACGTACACTCCACCTAGAGCAGGCATTGTTCAAAATCAAACTGTAGCAGGAGTATTTGAAGGAGGGATACAGAGATTATCACCAATTGAAGAAATAAAAGGTTCAGTACGACTTCCAATTCCTGATGGAATTTCAGATACAAATAGTGTAAATTGGAATGGTGCTGCAATGGGACCAATGGCAGGATCAGCACTTGCTGGTGCTACTCAAATAGCAAATGCAACTTTTAATGCAGCAAATAACATAGCAAAAGCTGATAGTATTACTGATAAAATGACAGCAGCATTGTCAGAAGCACAAAGTGCGGGTGACGGACTAGTAAATCAAATCAAAAGATTAGGAAATAGTCCAGTTGCTAGAGAAGTTTTAACACGTCAACTTATTGCAACTGGAATAAACGCATTAGGAGTTAATCTATCTGCGGAAGAAATTCTTGCTGCTTCATCCGGAAGAATTACGAATCAAAACTTAGAATTACTCTTCAGTAGTATGAATTTAAGGCAATTTAGTTTTGCTTTTCAGTTTGCACCTAGAAGTCAAGAAGAATCAATTGAAGTTAGAAAAATTATTCGATTCTTTAAACAAGGTTCATCTCCAAAAAAATCTGCTCTTGGTGAAAATAACTCTGCCTTTTATGTTAAAACACCTAATGTATTTCGATTATCATATCGAAGAGGAGACTCTCAAATAAAAGCGTTAAATAAATTTAAGGTTTGTGCTTTACAATCAGTGAATGTTGGATATGCTCCAAATGGATATGCAACTTTTATGGCAGATTCTCAACCTGTCAACATTACTATGGGATTATCATTTACTGAATTAACA